TGATCGGTTCAAATAAAGATTGTGTAACAGTTGTAGTTGTAACTGCAATAACAGCTGTTGTTACAGCAGTCACTACCACAGCAGTTTCAGGTATTGGCATTTGAATATCAATAACTGGAATCTTTAAAGTAGGTGGTTCAGGTGTTTCAGTTGTTTCCTTTTCCTCTGCCTCAACGTCCTCAGGAGGCTCTAGATCAGCCGGAGGGACCACCATAGGGCGATATGATGGTATACGTGCTGAAGGTGGCTTAAAATCGATTCTAGGCAGGTCTAAGGGCTTAGGGAGGTTAGCAGAGGGAATAGGGATTGACATTTTAGCGGTCTATGAATCTGTAATATAAGTCATTGAACCAGCAATACGACCTGTGGTGTTAACATTCATTCCAGCATCATTATTTGTATCGCCGATTATTCTTGGTAGTAAAGCAGTTGAACTCTGACCCATATATCCTGAACGGTAATTACCAGTGGAACCTATAAAGTTGGTGTCTATAGAGTGCCAAACAGGTGAATAATACCAAGATGTACCTGCTGCAAATGATCCATTAGCAAACGGTAGTAATACTTGTAGACTACCACTTGCACCTGACCAGGAAGAAACATTGAGGTCAAATACAACACTAACTAGTCTACCTACTTTTGTATACTTACCATGTTGAGCAGAATAAGCAGGTGTTCCTGTTCCAGAACTTCCAGAAACTGATGGCGTGAAATTTCCTTCTTCATAATCGTCTAAGAGCTCAGCTGTCATTCCTCCTGCATTACCATGAGTACTGAAATCAATACCATGTCCAGCAGTATTTATTTGTAAGTCACCGTCTAATATTTTTAGATTCCCTGATTGCGTTATTCTGAGTCGTTCTGCAACAGTTCCTCCACTTGAAGTCTGGAACTCAATTTGACCATTTTCTGCACCATTACTAACATCAGGAGATGTACCTCGAATTACTGCAAAAGTATGTTCATTTCCTGCGTCATCATCAGCTCTAAATCTGATTACTCCTGTTTCGTCTCCATCAGCGGGAGATGCTGAATTTTTTACTAAATCAAGATAAGCACCATTGGCATCTGCATTTGTATTCTCTACTCTTGCAGTATCCCAATTATCGTGTGTAACTTGTAATTTAGCACTGACCGCAAGTCCATCTCCATCAAAAGTAAGATTCGCCTCACCTTGAATAGCATTTGCACCTGTAACTGTTGCAACTGTATTATTTGTACTTCCTGTTAATACTGTTTTTGCTGCAATATCTGTATTAATTGCATTAGCTAGTTTATCTGCTGTTACTGCATCATCTGCTATAGCTGCTGTATCAACAGCGTTGTCTGCTAGTTCACTAGCTCCTACAGCATTGGCTGGTATCTTACCAGCCGTTACTGCATCGTCTTTAACACCTGCGGTGCTAACTTGTGTTAATCCCATTTACCCTCCTTATGGAGTGTTAGATTTGTTTGCAATTAAGAAAGCTTTATAGTCTGCTTTTACCTGTGTAGTCCACGCAGCTTCTGCGATAGCCTTCACATCTGCATCCTCAGAACTGAGATTTGTCTCTACTAGATTATCACTAGCATCTAATGTTCCAGGTGTTAATACTTTCCTATGGAAGGAACGTGTCAGCTCCTTTCCGTCTTTTTTTATTATTGTAGCAGTGCGCACCTGGACATTCCATCTGTTCACCACTTCAATCTTATCGTTCTCCTGTGACTCTGTTAAGGCCATTTAAGAATATTCTCCGAATATAATAGGTTTATGGCGTAGTTTAGAGACTTGCTAACGGTCTAATCTGCAGCCTCCGCTGTGTTACCTTCTGCTACCCATTCTAGATAGTCTTGATAATCTCTATTATTTGGATCTGTAGGTATAGAAGCATTATCTATTTTTCTAAGAATAAAAGGTTGATCCTTGTTTGTCCTTTCATCTTTTGGAAATAATTTATAAGGAATCATAATTCTGCATCTCCGAGTACATAACCAGTGGCAGTTTTATTAGCCCAGTATAAAGACGAATTATCTAAGGCAGCAAAAGTAACTGCCATACCATCGGTTGTGTATGCTGCTGCTGTTCCTGTAACTGTACCGTTAGAACCATCTTCAATTGCATAACGATCAAAACTACTAGCATCAATAGTGCAGCTAGGTACTGCTCTTTTTTGACTTTTAAAAGGTAATATTAATGGAGTACGACTCCCCCATTGATTAGTACCAATCATAAATATCTCACTGGCATGTATTTGAATCTTTTCTAGATACCTTTGACACCTAGTTAATTCATCTCCGTAACTCCTGTGCTCGAAGTCAGTGGCTGTATCTCCTACTTCTAATTGAACACCTGTCATTTCAAATGTTGCATCATTAGTTGTCCACCAAGTAGAACCACCAACAGCTCGTTTAGCACCTGACCAATTAATCCATTGATCAACTGTTGCACTGGCATTTGTGTGGTCAGTACCCATGAATAAGTCCCAACCTAGTTGGAAGCCAATATTGGCATTATTATCAAAGGTTAAATTAGCAGCACCAGGCAAAGTAATAGTTATTTTCTTCCAAGTATTTGCAGCCAAAGTATAAGTCGTAAACCAACCTTGCGAAGTTCCATCAGCGGTCCATATCCAAAAACTAAATGTCTGAGCAACGCTAGATTTTGCCCAGAATGATAACGTCATTTTACTAGACGTAGAATTATAATTCCAACCACTATTAGCTAGGTCTTGCGCTTCAAGTCGATAATCTAAATATAGAGAATCAGCAGCTCCAGCTCCGCTAGTTTGATTACCATTTGTTATAAGCCATGAAGACCTAAAGCCCTTTTCCCAAGGACCAGTATCAGAAGAAGTTAAAGCGTGTTGAGCTTGATCTGGACTTTGATCATGACCGCTTGCTTCAACTCTAAATCTGTCTACAGTGTACATACCAGTTGTAGTATTCTCCGAAGTGCCTCTTTGAGCAACATTCATCGCACCATTTATTATCAAATTTTTATTCGATCTACTAGTAGTTGGGTGATAACCACTAATTGTCGTAGTCCCACTAACTGTTAAGTTACCAGGAGCTGTAACGTGCCCATTCGTATCGAATGTTAAAGCATCCGCCGAGGCACTTGTATTACGGATAGCATCCGTTTTTAATCTACTCATAATTGTGTCCTCATTGGTTTATTCAGGAGGACCAGAATATTCTTCTTTTCTAGCTGTTGCTGTTTTAACAACACCAAGCGTATATGCTTGTGTAACTTGAGCATCTTCACCAACAGCAATAGCAACTCCATTTTTATTGCAATGTGCTGTATTTAAAGAGATAATCTCATCTTTAGCAATACGTGCTCGATTTTTAGCAGCATTATCAATCCAAGTTTGATTGCTTTCTGCTACATATTCAAGAGACTTTGTTTCTGTGTCTGTCAGAGTAATTGTGTAATTTGCCATAATTTAACCTAATAAGAAGCCTCCACCATTAGTTTCACCACCATTATGTATTCCACCTGAAGAATAAAATGTAACATAATCAGACACAGCTAAATTTATAACTGCTGAACCAGACATCCCAGTGTATTCACCATTACTAGTAGCAAAGTTATGTCTGGTATAACATAGAGTTGTATATCCACTACCATTCTTCTGTAATACAATATAATGATGACCTGTCGCAGTATTATTATCTATTAATGCATTGAAGTAGAAGAAATAAGTACCTGCTACAGGGGCTGTAAATCTACCATTTGAAGTATCATAATTATTTCCTATATTATGAAGATTGACGGACAATAAAACCACTCCAGCAGCATTCATTGCGGCATTAGTACTAGCGTTGTCATATTGCTTATAATGAAATCCAGGATTTAATGGTGTAGTTACATACCCACTAGATGTAAATTTTGAAGCAGTTGTCCAAGTATTAGATGCTGTATAAAAGTCAATACTTAAAGTCCCATCATCCTGAAGAAGTCTTACTTTATCTCCGTACTGATTACCAGCATCAGATAATAACCAAAGTTCAGCATTTTGACTAGACGCTGCTTGTATTCCAAACTCTGCTGTTGCTGCAGTAGCAACATTTACTTTGGCACCAGCTGCGAGCGTTTCAACAGTTTTAGTGTTATTGTGATAAAGTTCTACGGCTCCATTAGCAATACCCTTGATTATATATTCATTCCCAGCTTCATCTAACATGAAGTGATTATCTGATTGATAATATAAAGTTCTACTATTTTCGCATTCTATATAATTACCATTATCAGAACTCTTATGATAAATCTTTAAATCTCCACCAGTACCTAATTTTATCTCTTTATCATCTGCTAAATTAATATGCCCTGAACTATCAGCTGCTACTAATTCACCATTCGCCGTATCTGGCAGCGTCAGTGTGTTACTGGCTGCCGCAGCTTTTGCATCTAGGTTGACGTGACCCGATGAGCTACCATTTAATTTTAATGTCATTATGCTTTATAAGTACCTCCAAGTATGAATTCTGTGTTAGCTTTAATAGAATTACCACCTAATGCTGCTTGCCAAGCACCTGCTGAAAGCCAATTAAAAGAAACAACTGTACCACCACTATTTGGACCAATAGCTGCTATGCTAGTTGCAGATGTATTAATATTATCTAGATTATGGTAGTATTGTAATACTGTACTACCCTGCCAACCTCCTGTCATGCTTTGAGCAGTAAAAGGTAAACCAGCGACCCAAACAGACCCACTATATGAGGCTATAGTACTGTTAGCTTTAACCCAAATCGAAAATTGAACTATATCACCGACTCTTGAATATATACCCACTTGACCTGCATAACTTGGTTCAGTACTATCTCCTGATGTTCTAATGTATGGAGTGAAAGTCCCCTCTTCATAGTGGTCCAAAAGCTCACTAGTAGTTGAAGCACCACTAGCAGATGTAGCAGTCTGAGCACTAAAGTCAATACCGTGACCAGAGGTTCCTATTACTAGATCGCCGTCAGCGATTGTTACATTTCCATCAGTATGGATGGACATACGTTCTGCTAGTGTTGATGCATTACCAGTTCCAAAATGCATAGAACCATAACCAGTTCCTGAATTTTTGGTTGCAATATAAGCATTAACACCAGTATTACTTGAATCTAAAGTTTCCCACTCAATAGTTCCACCTGGCTGATTACTTGTTACACTTGTATCAGTATCAGTGAGCCTAATAGTATTACCTGCTGATGTAAAAGCATTGGCAGATACACCCGTATTATTAGCACTTAGATGGAGAAGTTCATCTGGACTTGATTCACCTATTCCAACCTTACCTGCACTATCTACTTTAACTCTACTAGTACCTGCTGTACTTATATCTACACTATCTGTTCCTACTACTACTCCATCACCACCGTCATTAGTTAAGCCTGGAGCTGCTGCACTATTTGTGCCTTGTAATTTGATTGCCATAATTAAACCACCGTTAATGTGCTACCAGACGGAACCGTAACGGTAACGCCACTGTTTACTGTCATTGGACCTGGGAAGAATGCATTATTATTACTTCCAATAGACCAATCTGCTGATATAGCTGCAGGACATTCATAACCTTGAGCTTGTACTTCTTTAGTAACTGTTTGATTACCAGTAACTGCTAAAGTAGTACCATCAAATGTTAGATTAGCTTCACCATCTAGTTCTGTTGTTGTTGAACCAATAGTTGTTAATCTATTAGCAGCTTGATTATTTAATGCTGTAATAGTACCAGCAACTGTAGCCCATGTAAGACCACCTGTATTACCAGACTGTTTCTGTAGGAATTGTCCATTAGATCCAGCATTACTTATCTTTAAATTATCCTCATCTACTATATCACTTGCTATAACTGTAGCACCGTCAGCTGTAGATGTAACCTCTCCACTATGGTTAGGGTGTACATAGTTATTAGCAGAAGCTGCAATACCATCTAACTTTGTTTTAAGAGTATTAGTGAAATTATTATCTGTTTGACTTGCTACTACGAAATCTAATGTACCATCAGAATCTTCATAAGTTACTGTAATACCTGTTTCAGTATTACCAGTTACCATACCACCAACAAAATCTTCTACTTCTTCTTCTGTTAGTTGAGTATTAGTATTAGTTACAGTATTAGTATAAGTAATCTTATCTCCAGATCTAGCTATAGATAAACCAGTTCCAGCTTCTAATACTACATCATCTGTTCCACTACCACTACCACCAGCAGTAAGTCTTATTTTCTCTTCATCAGTGTTATCACCATCCTCACATGAGATACTATAAGTAGTATCAGTCTGAGACACACTTGCCCATGTTAAACCACCAGTATTACCTGATTGTTTCTGTAGATACTGACCATCTGAACCAGCATTACTGATCTTTAAGTTATCTTCATCTACTATATTACTAGCAATAACAGTAGCACCATCGCCTGTAGACGTGACTTCTCCGCTATGATTAGGGTGTGTATAAACTGTATTATTATCTACAGCCCATTCCATACCATTAGCAGTATACTTAAGGTATTTATCTGTACCAGATGGAGCATTATGTATATCTAATTTAACTTCAGCAATTGAATCATCTGCTAATTTACTACCAGCTATTGCTGCATTAGTATTAACATCAACATTCATTATAGCTCCATCAACAATAATAGCTGATGTAACTGTATTGTTACTTGGTGTACCAATATTTACTGAGTTTCCGATGGTGATGATAAAGAAATCAGCCCCGCTAGCAGGAGCAGTACTAAAGACAATATCATTACTAACAATGGCAAATCCTTCGCTAGGAACTGAGGTTCCAGAGTTAGGTTTCTGGATGACTCCATTAATAGAAGCAAGAACCTGTGCTGCTCCTTGGTTTGGAGGATTAGATAAAGTAAATTGATTAGCTGATCCATTGAATGTAGCACTACCTCCAGTACCAGGAGTACCTGATGAACTGGATAAAGTGTTAATAAAGAAGTTTCCTGGAGCCGCTACATCATCCCAAGATGATCCAGATGCATTATACACCTTCATCTTATTAGATGTAGTATTAAACCATAAGTCTCCATCATCTAATGAACTAGATGGAGCAGAAGATGCTATACGATATCTAGAGTTAAAGTCATTAATATCATCAGATAACTGTTTAACATCACCTTCTTTTGCTAATATTTTATGATAATTATATGTATTACTTGCTCCAGTAGAGCTAACCATTAAAGCTACACCAGCTACTAATGTTTCACCATATAAACTAGATGGAAAACCATTAATAGTTACAGTAGAACTACCTAGTGTAGTACCAGAAGTACTTACACCAGATCCATTTATCACTACACCACCAGCATCACTGATTGATATAACAACACCTGCTGCTGGTATTGTATTAGGGAAGCTTACTTCATCAGCTATTACTTCAAAACCACCTAAAGGGGCTATAGTATTACCTACATAATCTGCTACAGCTTTAGAAGTAGGATACTCTGTATCACTATTAGATGTCAAAGATGTAGCCTTCGACATACCATCTACAATATTTAGGTTAGCTGTAGATCCAGTATAACCATCAACTTTATTTAATTCAGTAGCAGTAGCTGTTATACCACCTACTAAAGAGTTATGAGTATCAATATAAGCATTAGTATTACTATTACTTTCATATAAAGTTTTGATTTCTGTAGCTGTTTGATCACCTGTTGAACCATCTTCAACATTAATCATGCTTCTGATATTAGCAGGTGTTAGTTCTTCTACTATACCAGCACCAGCTGTTTGTCTACCTAGTACTCGATCAGATGCCGTAACATTTTGTATCTTACCATAGGTGACAGCATCATCTGCTATCTTAGCTGTTATAACTGAGTCAGTACCTAAGTCACCTGATGCAATAGTACCATCAACTATTTTAGCAGAAGTAATAGAGTTATTTGCTAAGTTAGTTGTTAGAATAGTATCAGCAGCTATATCAGCAGCTGTAATAGTAGCATTTTCTATCTTAGCAGAAGTAACTGATTCATCAGCTAATTTAGCTGTAGTAACTGCACCATCTTTAATATCAGTTGTAGTTATAGTTTGATTCTGTCTTTCTTGTACAGAATATAAAACTTGTTTTTGATTATTATTTAAGTCTCCTGCTTTAACTGATGAACCAGCTGTGTAGGTTGCCTTAGCATTATCTACATCTGTATCACGATATATTCTTATAGTAGTAGGACTAGATGGTATATTACCAGAAGTAAATACTACATTACCTCCTCCAGTAGTTGTATAGCCAGTTATATTATAATGTGTACCAGCAGATTTAAGTACACCACCTACTTCTACTTTGATATCAGTTTCAACAAAAGAAGGGAATGAGAAAGTTTTGGTTGCAGATCCATTCCCCGTATAATCTACGAATGTTGTTGCCATTGTTATTTATAAATTGAGAGAATGTCTGGTTGAGTAGCTTGGGTAGTTTCTCTAGTTTTAAGTCTTCTATTTCTAGCTTCTTCTTTTTGTCCCGTTATAAGTTCTTGGACTTGAATTTCATTTTTAATAGATGCCCAAGCTAATTTTCTTTTCTTTTCTATTACACGACGAATTAATTTATTATGATAATAATCTCTAGGTTCATACTCACCTCTTCTACCACTATTTATATCTCTATGCATTATAGCCATAGATTCTATAACTTTAGGGTTTTCAGCTAATTTATCTAAATCACGTTCTAAATTCTGCATACCCATAGCTCTTTCGAACATACTTTTTATAACAGGTGAATCTGTTAAGTCTGTTCCATCTGGTGCAAACTGCATAGATGTTGTTAAATCATAACCACTAGCAAATAATAAATCTCTACCAGGAGTATTATCCAGATTAAATGAAACAGGACTGAATGCATTCCACATTCTAGTTAATGGATCCCAATCTCTAACTGGTGTATTAGGTTTTAATATATCCCATTTAATAGGAAGATCTTCACCTGGAAGTAATTCACTAATTAAGTTTCTATTTCTTACAGAATCAGCAATACCTGAATTCAATTCACGCATATAGGGTACGAATATTTTACCTATTTCATTTCTAAGACCAGCTAAAGGAACTTGATTATTTAATAAACCAGCTAATATTCTAGATGATTGACCTGGGCGACCAGCTAATAAATCAACCATCTGTTGCATACCAGCAAGATAAGATTTACTTGTAACTCCTTGTGCAATAACTAAAGCAATGGATTGTAATTGTTTCTCAGTCCATTCTTCACCCATTAATTGACTAGCATCACCTACATCAGCAACAGTATCAAATATTAAGTTAAATGGTTCTATTGATGTATGACGGAACCAAACACCACCTTCACCACCTATCCTAATACTACTACGCTTCCAGCCTCCATCTATCCAAACTTGTCTTTTTTGTCTATCTAAAGGACCATTACCTGTAAGATCACCTCTTAACCATGCTTGACTTGCTAAGAATACTATACCACTACCTATAGCGAATCTACCTGTTTGCAATGCCTTAGCATTTGCTAATTCAGCAGCATTAGTTATACCATATTGACGTAAGTTATCTATATCTTTTATACCTGCAAAAGCTATGTCATTAAATTCTTGAACTAAGAAATTAAATCCAGGTGTATGTTTAGCAGTTAATTCTAAACCATTAACTCCTGTTCTTGCAAATAGGAAGAAAGGTTTAGCCCATGGATGAGCTTGGAATACTTGGTTTAATCCTGCTGCAAAGCCTGTTAATTCTTTTGTAAGTGTAACTTCTTTACGAGCAAATTTAGTAGCTTCATCTACTATATCACCATTAGCATCAAAGATCTGACGATAGAAATCATCTTCATAAACTTTAAGTAATTCTGGTGTGATAGTAGGATAAGCAGTTAAAGCTCCTTTACTTTGAGCATCCAAAGCAGATCTCATAGCCTTCTCTCTCATCTTAGCTCTACCTAAAATATAAGCAAAAGCATCATCAGTTGCTGCCATTATTTTAGTAGAATAAGTTAAGAAATTAGTATTATTTAAAGACCTGGCTATATTAGCTAAATTAAAGAATGCACGATCTCCAGGAGAAGCTCTACCACTATCTTCAGCCCATCTTCTTAAGATTTCCCAATTTTCATCACTTCTAGTATACTCTGCAAATCTAGTTCTAACTGTAGATATATCACCTTTCCAATAAGAATTTAGTCTACTCTTAAATAGATCAAATGCTTCTGGAATAGTTTCTATCATAGCATTTACTGAAGCTAAACTAGCTCTTAAAGTAGTAGCATCACCACTAAATGGGAATCTAAAAGCAGCTCCTAATGCTGTTGAGAAAGGTCTAAGGAAGGTTGCGGTGCTTGTACCCATAATAGCTCTCATAGGTGTCTTAGGGCCACTTAGAATGCTATGTATCATAACACCCTCTAGTTCTCTAATAACTGCTCCTATTTGCTGTTTACCTTCAATATCTCCTCCTTTAATCATCTTTCTAGCCCATGCATCGAAGTCATCTAAGCTATTAACAGTTTGCATAGAGGAGAATGCCTCAAACAATGCCATTAATAAGTCACCATCTTCGCTATCATTAGCTATTTTCAAGATACTTTGTATAGATTCTCTAGTATCTGCCATCTCTTTAGTAAGAGTTTGTTCTAAATATCTACGTTTTCCTGCTCCTAATTCTCTAAAATTAGCTGATTTAACAATTCTAGCCTTCTTTGCTTCAGTTAAAGCAACCATCATTGTATCTACAATCTGATCTAAAGGTCCATCAATACTAGAAAGATTAACAAAATCAGCTATTTCTCTACCTGATATACCTCTATCTCTAACTTCTTGTAATAAAGTACCTACAATAAGGTCTGCTACTACTACATTTTTACTTGTAATAGTCTTTATTTCATTAGCAGTACCTTTATCAAACTCATCGAATGATTCAAATAGTTCTTTTAAGTACTCTTCAGCTGGCATATCAGCTGCATTTCTACCTAAAGTAATACGTTGATGAGCAGCTATAGAGTCTCCAAAGACTTCTACTAGTCTTCTTCTACTTTTACCTACAGTTTCCCATACTTTTTGGAACTTCTCAGTGGAATAAAGTTTCCTCAAGACTTGTTCTACTATTTCTGGATCTGCTGCAGCTTCCCTAGCAACACGTTCTTTTTGAACAGGTGGTACTACATTACCTGCTGCACCTTCTTCAGCACCCCATTCTGTTCTTATTCTCTTTTGATTCTCCCATACAACGAAAGGATCATCTTGAGATAAATGGGCAGCTTGTTCTGGAGAAGCTATAGGCTTATTCTTACTACCTCTGAATTCAAATTCATTCTTTCTTAATTCTTGTAAACCTTTTCTTAAGGTTTCTATTTCTATACTTCTTCCTCTATCTTTGATTTTAGCTTGTACAGTTTTACTACCTTTACCTAAACCCATCCAAGCAATATCTACAAGAAGACCGAGACCCATGCCTTCAACAATATTCTTTAATTTCATTACTACAGGATGATCAGTCTCTTTAGTAGATAATGGAGTATCAAAAAGACCATATCGATCTCTTACTGATCCTAACATATTATGATAATCTGATTCCTTAGATATCAGATCAGATGTAGCACCAATACCAGCAGCTCTTACAAGACTATGTGTACCTACTCCAAGAGCTGTTCTACCTACAGTAACTTTAGCAGCTGGTATAATAGCAGCAGCTAATGAACCAAAGTGTACAGCTCCTCTAGCTAATTGACCCCACCATGTTTTAGTTATGATAGGGTTTTCATGATCTGTGAAAGGGTCCCATTCTGGTCTATAGTAACCTTTTTCTTTTCTTTCTTTTTGTATTTCTCCAGAGAATGCATCAGCTGTACGCTCTGGAAAAGTAGCTATAGAAGATGCAGTATCTTGTAGACCACCTGCACCTATTGATTTAAATTCTTCAGCATAAGCTTTAAGATCCCATTTTTCTTTATTTCTAGGATCTTCTTGCTCAGATAAAGCTTGACTTTCTTCTTGTTGGTTCTGTTGTTTTAACGTCTCTCTAGCTTCATCCTCTTTAGATGTTTGGTCAAGGAAAGCTTCATATTCTTCTGCAGTTTTTTGCAGAGCAGGGACATCTACAACTAGATCTTCTTCCATGTGTTTACCTTAGTAAATTATTTAGTTGAGTTAAGTTCATTCATTAATTCCTCTATCTGAGAAGTTGTCATATAGTCAGTTAGTTTAAAGAGTAACTGTCCTATAGGTGCAGATGCTATAGCGTCTTCTACGTCTCTAAAACCTTCTCCTGAAGCAATACGTTGTAATACTCTTCCGAAACTATTTAATGTTCCATCATCATTAGTAGCAACATCTAGTAATTTCTTTCTAGTGAATTCGATACCTTGATATATACCTGTCTCTTCCCAAGTTTCTTGTACAGTCTTCTCTGTTTGCTTACCTAGCTGAGATATATCATAAGTACCGCCACCCATCAGTCTCATATGTCCAGATGGTACTTCTTCTTCTTCTTTTTCTTTTAGACTTTCTTCCACAGCTACCTTAGCAACTCCTGGAAGTAAATTATCTAATTGCATATACGGACCCATATCACCTACTATACCGTTATATTCTTCTAGATCAGCTGGATCTATATCAACTAATCTTAACCAATTGATATCTGATGAATGATAAGTATATTGATGTTGAGTTAAGAATCTATATTGTCTTCTTAAATCTTCAACAGTTTGTGTTCTAGGATCATTTAGTATATCAAGCATCCATTGAGCAGTTTCATCCTCTTGTTCTAAGACTACTCTATAAGCAGAACTATATGTACCTTTATTTAATAGTAATTCCTGTAATTCTGGTATCAAATTATATCTTTCTGGACTTACAGCTTCAGTCTTTTCATCTGCGAAACCTGTTGCTTTAAGTCTTCTTACCATTAATTCATGGGCATTAAGTGCTATAGTTGAACCATCATCTAATCTTATTTTTACAACTTTATTTCTAGCCAAATCTCTATAGATTACAGGTAATTCACCTTTTTGACCATTTGAAGCGAGGAATGCAATTCCTTGTTCTAAATGAGGTAATTCACCAGGGAATGGTTCTTTACTATCAAGTGATGTACCTGATGAGAGTGCACTTAATAATTGTCTATAAGCTTGAGGAGCATTTGGATCTAATTCATATCCTTGACGATATTGAGTATTCCAACTTTTTAATTTCTCTCCTTCTGTAGCTCTTTTCATAGCTTCTATAATAGAAGCTTCTTTGGTCTGTCCCTGTCTTCTTAAAGATTCATATTGCTTCCATAATTCTTCTTTTGCTTCAGGGAAAACATTTTTAAAAGCTACACTATCTTTATTAGCTTCACCTACTTCTAATTGTAGATGCTCACGTACATGGGCTGCTAATCTAGCTTCTTCATCTTTTATTTCATCTGCCTCTAATCCAAATAACTCAGCTTTCTCTTTTAATTTCTTTGCTTTTTCTACTAATTCTGGATCTGTAAAGCCACTTAGTTTATCATAATCCAATACACCTGTTCTTTGGAATTCTCGTTCAGCTGATTCATATCTATTATCCTCTATGTTTTCTAGTAGAGTCATGAATTTATTACCAGGAAATGGTAAATTTAGTCCTGGGAATCTGCTTGTAATGTCTTTATGATACTTTATCATCCATTTATTTAATATATCTTTTCTATCTTCTGGAGAAGCCGCTGTTACCTCTTTTTCCATTTCAGGTATATGTTCAATCGACCACTCAGTTCTAGAATTATCTCCTTCCTTTTTGTATCTATCATATTTTTTTTCCTTCATGTCTATAATTTTAGCATTTACTATAGAGAACTCAGGAAAATGTTCTGCTATTGTCTTTTCCTTTTTACTACCTTTAGGTAAGAAAGGCTCATTCATAAGTGCTTCTGCTTCTCCAATTCCTATTTGTTTTGACTCAAGTGCTTCTACAAAAGCATTGGCAGCATAAGTTTTAAGAGTACGCATACCATATCCTGGAGATTCAAGTTCAGTACTAGGTAAATAATATTTAAACCAGTTCATTACACCTTGAACATTATCAGATTCAGCATTAGTGAATAGATGTTCATTCTTTAATCGTTCTGAATTGTCTTTAGCAATCTTAGTACGTGTAGCATGTAGTTTGCCTAATATAGTTTGTTCTTCATCTAGAAGAGGTCTTAGAAGATATTTTCTTATCATACCTTCACTTATATTTAGATTATTAAATCTAGCTGAATAAGCTTCTAAGGCTTCATGATGCCATAATTCACTAAGATAAGCATCTTGTATAGCTTCTGTATAACTATACCATCTACCACCATATTTAAGTTTAAGATTATCTTTAGCTACACCTTCTAGAAAAGTATTGAATTCTTTAGCTTCTCTATTTAGAAAGTCTTTCTGATCTCTTCTTGTTGCTCCGTATAATTGTTGAGCATAAGTAACATTTGGATCATTATATTCTTGTGTTGCTTGCGTAAGGAGTTGTGATCCTCCATTCTCAAAGAGTATATCTTGTTCATTATCTTTTAATTCATCATCAGTAGTTAATTCACTGAATTTTGTAGGACTATCTATTTTATGTTCTACTTCTGCCTTCCCCTTATCACTTCTAAGACGATCCATTTTTCGTCTCATTGCAAGTTTATCTTCTATAAAAGGTTTTAGCTTTATAGCTGTACCTGTTATTTTCGCTATAGAATCCCACTTTTCTTCATTAGCTTTTTGTGCTGCATTATTCATCTCTACTAGACGATTATAATGCTGATCAAGGATTTCTTTATTTCTATCTATATTTTTATTAACCATGCTTGCTAAGTCTGGTGATTCTTGAGCATAGTTATATTGACTGGTATCTATATTAAAGTTACCAGGTTGAAATGATGATGTCATGTTATTATTATTATCCTCTAGAAAATGGAGCAGCTATACCTGCTACTTGAGATGCAAATCCAACTACTGGTTGAATGAATTTCTCGAAGAAACTACGTCTTCTATATTGAGTAGGTGGTCCGAATTCTGGTGGTAATCCAAGTTTTTCTACATTACCAGCTCTTACACTAGCTAATTGTCTTTGAGCACCAATCTGTGCTCTGGCTGCTTTCTTACCAGTAAAGTTTCGTAATTGAGTTTCTATACTAGCTTGTTGATTTAACATACTTAAATAGTTATTTCTACCAGCTCTTGTAGATCTACCTCCTTCATCACTTATCTTTCTTGTAGTAGCATACTTCGCAGCATTCTGAGCCATAGCTAATCTACTAGCACCTATAGCATCACGCATTGCTGATTCTATATCTCCAGTAGTACGACTATACCCCATCATAGCTTTATCTTCAGCTCTTACATAAGATGTTTCAGAATTCCAGTATTTAGCTGAATCCATCTTAAATTGGCCTACTCTTCGATTATGCTCAATACGAGCACGATCTCTATCAGGATTTCCTCCGCACACGGCAAAACTCTATAAAGGTTAATTGGTTGGGTCCGAAATAAATTTCTTGCAAAAATTTGAACCCTAAAAATTTAAGCAATTTTAAATGTAATTTGTTACGTTTATCTACTACATTCCAAAGAAGTTCTTCTGATCGACCATCTATAAAACGTTTAGCTTCTTTAGCAAATGTAACAGGATAATCACGTATAACTGATGTACATAACATCCATACCTGTCCATCGGAATTGACTCCCGCCATACCAGCAGTCTTGCCGTTAGGCGCAGTAAAATGGACAGTGGAGGACTCTTGAGACATGATAATGAAGTATTCCAATGGATCTACCCCATGTCCTTCAACGAGTTCTCTACGGTCTTCTGGGAGTAAATCAGAGGCCACCTGTAAGGCAGCCTTCAGAGTTACTGGGTGAACATATTTAGACACGTTTATAATTAAGTTGTGTATAATCTCCTTCCCATGACATTGAATGTAATGTAGCAGGAGCTGGGTGCGTTGATTTTAACTGTATATCTACATGTTTATTTTTTTCATAAACAGGTATGGTTTTTATTTTTTCTTCTAAATAAGGAGCATCAGATACACCATATTGGTTTAAATCAGTAGATTCATATACTTCAGTATAAGCTGGTTTACCTAATCTTGTTAGAGTAGTTTCATATAAACCAATCTTACCAAAGTTTAATTTGATTCTATGTATAACGAGTGAATTATTTATTAGACTTGATGATTGTCCTGGAGCCATAGCTCTTGTCACATATATTCTAGGAAAATCTACTTGATAATCATATAGATAACCTATTGATAAAGCTGACGATATAGTGCATGTTGCTGCACCACTAGAACCACCACCTCCAGTAATAGAAATAGTAGGAGCAGAAGTATAATTCCGTCCATTATCAGTAATAGTTATAGCTGTTATAGCACCACCAGTAATTGTTGCTGTTGCTGCAGCACCTGTTCCACCTCCACCACTAAAGGCTACAGTAGGTGCAGATGTATAACCACTACCAGCATTTGTAATAGTAATACTATCAACTGTTTCAGACCAGTTACCAGGTACAGTGAAATCATCATTAGGATTATTACCTGTTAAAGTAGTCTCTGCATAACGACCTACTCTACTTGTACTGGGGTCTGAGTCTACTACAACTAACTTACCATTAGGTGTGGTAACATCAGGTATCCAAGTAGACTTATTAGTAAATGTAGTTAGATTAGTAGTTGTATTATGAGAACCACCATTAATACTAACATAATTATCTATATGTAATAAGTAGTTTATACCATCTTGATCAATACTAATATCATTTTGATCTTGTATGATATTTAAACTCTGTAAGAAGTTATCACTATCTAAAACATAATAAGTTTCATTAACAACAAAGTGATATCTAAGTGGATTATTGAATTTCCATTTAAACCAACTAGATTGTTGTTGTTCTTTTCCTGTTCTTAAATATTTAAAACAAATAACTACATCATTATTAGTTTTACCTAACATTACTAAACCGTTTTCTTTAGAACTAGTAATGAGATCTACATCATTAGGTATTAAACTAGGTACAACCTTACTAGATTCTAACATAGTAGGTGGTTGTTCTCTCTGTATATCAGCTATTTCTATGAACCTACTAAACCTACCTGTATTATCTACAAAACCTATACTGGTTCCTAATGATATAGGAGGTAATAGTTCGTTATAATTATACCTAGATATAGGTCGTAACTTAGCTGTATCTGGATTTAATATTGATTCATCTGCACTTAATAGGAACTGTTGGTTTGTACTAAATACTAATAAACCAGAAGCTTGATCTATACCATCGTATAAATCTGATGGCATAGTAGATGATGATGATATATCTATAGGATCTGATGCACTTACTGCTAAAGCTGTAGAACCCCAGAAATTAGGTGCAGCTGCTGTACCAGGTCTAGCTAATATTACATTCTCACTTGCTAAGAATGCTATTCTATTACGGAAGAATAGAACTTTATTAATCTGTTTACCAACACCTGGACCATCTGCTAAATGATCATTAGAGAAACTAGGGATAGGATTAGTATTATTATCTCCTACTTCTCTACCAGGATAGGTTCCTGTTTTAACTAGGAAGTCACCGTTAGCCTGCCTCTGTAAAATATGAGGCATTGTTTCTAAATTAAAACCAGATACTATACCAGGTTCAGCACATTCAATCCATGAACCTTTACCATCTGTATTGTTTTCACCTACAAACTTAACATAATAATCATCTTCATCAGACATTCTAGAGTTATTAACTTTAATAATAACACCATGCTTACATTGTTTTGGTAATAATGTAACATCGTTTACAGTATCTGAAACAATATTCATTAAATCAATATCTACACCTTCTATATTAAAGTCATCTGCATCTGCAGCTGTGTAAATATAAACACCGTTACCTATAACTGTATGTTGTAAAGCATTACCATTAACAGTAGCTCCTGTTAGTTCAGCAGTTATACCACCTAATACAGTATCTATAGTAACTGCTGTTTCTCCATCAAATGGTGTAGGTTCAGGTCTAACAGCTTTTATATTTGCATTATACGAAGTCTGTTCTGCAGCTTTTACTATTATATCATAGTCGTAACTAGTTTTAGCTGCAGTTAATGTAACATTACCTGTGGTATTATTTGCATACCAACCTTCTCCACCATGTAATAATACAGCTTGACGACTATAAGAAGCTTGATAATCATCACCACTAATATCACCACCTGTATGATCACCACGTACTCCAGACTGACCATTAGTAGTTATTCTGAATATTAAGTTTCTAGCATTAGCAGCACTAAGACCATCCTTAGTACCTTTACCTACTGTAAATACTTGTGTACCAATACCTGGACATGATCCAGTACCATTACCTTCATCTAAAGTATCGGAAGATATAGCAATTCTAGTAGCTCTAGATATAGTTACCTTACTACCAGCAGCTGTAGTATCATAGATGTTCATACCATACTGTCTACCATTCTCAGTTCTGGTAACTTCAACATAAGCCCAATTCTTATGAGGTCTAGCAGTAGTTACACCAGCAGTCTGTACAGTTACGGTTCTATTATTGATATAAGTACTATCATTAATAGTTAGTGTTTGTATATTTTCTGTTGTACTACCAGCAGTTAAATATGATTTTATCGCTCCATGTCCAGCAATACTATTATCAAAATTACTTTTATAAGTAGCATTACTTGTATTAGTATCTATACTACCATCACTAGTAGATTGATACCATACATTTTTCTGTGATCCATCAGTACAACTCCAGATCCTTAGTAATCCAGTAGCATCTATTTGACCTATATAAGATCCTTCTGTTTCATCTCTATAATAATGGAAGAAAGTACCACCAGCTTGTACATTTTCTAGTGGTGCTGTACCTATCCTCTTAGTACCAGGTCTTTTAAATAGACCATAGGTTGCATCAGGTAAGGCATTAATTACATCTTTAACCTGACCTGGGAATTTCAATGCATCAGGTTGTTCATTGATACCACCTACACCGTAGTTTGGTATCTGTTGTCGAATACCTGTCATCGTCTTAAGTTTCTCCAGGGTTGATAAGTTTGGTATACAGTATCATCAGGTATACCCATCATATTATGATTACCTTGATTACATTCATACTCTACTAAAGCTGCTCTTGAACTTAGTTCTTGATTAGATAATAATTTAACTAGCTCAGGGTTAGCTACAAGTTGTGTAGCAGCCTGTCGTGCAGCTCTATATGTTATATACCTTCTAAAGATAGGTGGTAAATCTTCAAATGGATATAATTTAACAACATCTAAATCTATAGGACCATCCCATTCATCGGTATGATCTAGTTTATCATATAAATAATGCTTACGTGTACCACTTACTGTCAATGATCTTCTGACAACATCATATTGTTTCTTAAGCCATGGATCAGTGACATCAATTTTTAGTAAGTCATCACCTATTTCTATTTTTTTAGTAGTAGCATCAGGAGTATACTCTACATGTTTCTCTGTATTATAATGCCAACCTTCTCCTTGAGTATCGACATTGGCATCTCTTAATAAATTATAAATAAATTGTACTTCAGGGTTATCGTTACTGATAGCACCTGTAGTGGGATTCTTTAATTCTGTTATAGGTGATTGACCGATAGCTCCCAGTATAGCATTTACAGCGGATAGTTCGGTATCGGTATCAGTAGTCGTGGAAGCCATAAAATTTTTTTAGAAAAAAAAAGAGGAGCCAGAAGACTCCCCTTATGTGAATATTATTAGAATGCAGCGTTGTTACCTGCACCTGCAGCAGCACCCGCAACGAGTTCCACAGCAGCAGCTGGGTTCAAAGGCTTAGCACCCATAGCCAACCTACCTAAAATCACGTCTCCCTGATAAATCACGGATACGTCACCTGAAGTAACTTGAACTTGAGGTCCAATTGCTTCTACACAACCAACAGCTTCTTTTTGGAAGATCAATCCACAAGAGTGATCAAACTTAGACTCTTCACCATAATCGTTTACAGTTCTTTGTCCTTCGTTTGCACTTGCGTTAGCAGTAGGCTTATTGATTTCCTGCTGGTTACCCATTGACTCATTAACGAATGAACCTGTGTTACCAGGATCAGTTACGCCAGGAGTCGATGCACTAGCAGTACCATACTTAGTACCGAACTTACCGAAGAAAGGAATATTCATAGATTTGTAAATCTTGATTCCAGCAATCTCGATGATGCCGTTACCAGACTGCAAGGAATCTCCCTGTTCGTCTCTGTTTACAAGTCCACTAGTTCCAACAGCTTGGATTAATTCATAGTACTGACGAGGGTTCAATACACCCACACGTCCTTCAGTTGAAACTCCCTTCTCATCTAGTGCCGCAGCGGCATCATAGAAAGCATTTATGAGATCAGCAGAAGCGTATGCGTTTACAGCAGTACCACTTCCAACACGGATCTGTGTTCCACCTGGTTCTACAAAGTTAGTAGCAGTGATTGGAGAAGCTTGACGTGCAGCTTTAGTTACAGCACGGAAGATTCTTCTGTCATAATTTTCGGCTAATGCATAACCGATTTTTCTTGAAATCTCACCACGTAAATCATAGTGGGCAAGTGTCTCATCTAATTCATAAACGAATGCACTTGAGATTAAGAGGTCATCACACTCGATAGTTACCTCTGCTACTGGAGGAGAACCATCTGTGTTACCTAATATACTATTTCCTGGAACATGGAATTCACTTTTAGTACGTCCAGTGAAGATGAATTGCAATGAGCGTCCATTCTTCAATGTTCTCTTAGTGATTAGATCCCTAGCAATTGTATTGCGTTGGAATCCTTTGAACATTTCTCCAGAAAACAGCTTGAGATATAAATTTCTTCTAGCATCAGTTGTAGTAGACGCTAGATTATTAGCACCACCCCAGGTTAAGGCCGAAGGGTTAGTGCTGCTCTGTTGTGATACAGCCATTTTCTATTGTTTAGATTTTATATTAACGTTCTCAGCTGAAATTTTTTGATCAATTTTTTGTGGTCTATCCCACCGTCTAGACGGCTAATGGTATCCTCCTTGGAGGGCAAAAGCCAATTAGTCAGAAGTCCTACACTGAGGTGTTTCTGACCTATGATAATTAATGTGTAATGTTTCCACTACAATAAAAAAGGATAGCAGTAAGAATACTACTATCCATAATTCGTTTAGGTTTTTCAACCTGTAAGAGCCTCTTCTAATGATTCAGGTTCTTTCTCATCTACACCAGGAGGTTGTTGATCACTAGGTAGTGTATCTACAACATCTCTCCTTTCATTAGGTAGTCGATAAGAAGTAACGTTGGCTCTATTTTGTGAACTTTGTTGTGCCATTAAGATTGGATATTCTTAGTGTACTCAACACCGCGATACCTTAGTTTTACAGTCATTGTAATTCTCCAGTACCACACCCCCGTTCCATGATGTGGTTTCATGCAAAGCAATTAGATTGCCTCGAACGGACACAGTGTTAAGCTAAATCAAGTGGGAAGTTATGTGCATTTCTTTCATGCATTACTTCCATACCGAGATCAGCTCGGTTTAATACATCAGCCCATGTAGGTATAACTCTTCCTTTAGAATCATTGACTGATTGATTGAAATTAAAGCCATTCAAATTGAAGGCCATTGTTGAAACACCCATTGAGGTGAGCCATATACAAGTAACAGGCCAAGCAGCAAGGAAGAAATGAAGAGCACGGCTGTTATTGAAGGATGCATATTGAAAAATTAGTCTACCAAAGTAGCCATGAGCTGCAACGATGTTGTATGTTTCATCCTGCTGACCAAACTTATAACCATAATTCTGCGATACTTGTTCAGTTGTTTCCTGAATAAGTGAGGAAGTAACAAGACTTCCATGCATAGCAGCGAATAAAGCTCCACCGAATACCCCTGCAACACCGAGCA